GTGCTCCGCATCACGGTGGGAGTACATGAGTATCAGGTCATTGTTCAATGGAACGACATCTGTGAGCCCATCTAAGTATTCTTCAATACGAAGCTGGTGCTCAATGGTGATGCCAAACTTTGATTCAACGAGCATACGTGTCGCCTCGGGTACGTCACGTATTAACACTTGTTGTTTGAGAACTTCTTGTAAGAAGCTCCGTTCCCAAACACCTGTCTGCCCTATACGGGCACGGAATCCTTCCGTCACACGCAAGCCGTAGCGAGCGAGTGCCATTAGAATAGGGCAACCATTATACTGGTATGCAACAGATAGAGCTTTACAGCGCAACAATTCCATTTTCCTTCTTCTGCACGACCTGGCGTACTGCCTGGTGGTCCACCCAAATGTTTGCAGAACTTTGATCGGATCGGTGACATTCACCAAATCAACACGATCATAGATTAACCCGCAAAAGGATGCTTCCTCCATTTTGTCATGCATGTCTATCTTAATTGTGAGGCCCAACTCGGCGAATTGCTCCGCCGTGGGGTAGTCACCGTTTAATGTGAAGAGTCCATCATCACCTTCAACGGTTCCCTCAACATCTGTTGCACCACACTCTTCTGATAGAAAGAGCATGAACATGAGATTGGAGAAAGAATTGCCTAATGACGTATTCATTTCACCGCTCATGCGCGTTGCCTCAAGGAAAATTTCAAAGTATTTGTTCTTTATGTGATTCTCACCGGCGATCACCTTCTTAATTAAGGCATACCATTCCGGGCCGTCTGGCAATAACTGTGTCATATATTCATACAAAACAAATTCGCAAGACAGCATTAGTTCACGCGTAAAGAGCGCTTCAAAGGACGAGTAATCCGTGGCCATCCAACGGTGGCCGTGCCCCAATTTCTTCAGCAAATAAGCAGGACGTTCAGACACCGGCACCTTCTTAATGAAGTACGGGAGGCTGAATAATTGCTTTTCTATAGCTTTAAAAATCGGTCCAGTACAAACCTTGAACTCATCCATACGGGAATTAATTCCACGCGCATGTTTGTATTCAGGGTAAGACTCATCTTTCAGGAACATCTTAACCAAGAAGTTCCTCCTCGACTTCATGTCAGGATTTGCTGCATATTTCCTACGCAGCTCATCTTTACGAGCGTCGGTATAATCAGTTGATCTGATCCATGTTTCAAAGGTGACATCTGTATCTGCCGCCAATGGTACTAGGTTCTTCTTCACCCATTTCTGGACAAAGCGCTTAAGTCGCCTCAACTTAATCTTAATGGCGACCGGGGGTTTGGTGCAAAATCTCTTTGCGGAGCCAGCGATCATGTTCGCTGGGTCATTCGTGTCTGGTACAGGTCTGGCTGCACCCTCAAGGTGCGGTCCTAGAGAAGCCCTAATCAATGGCCGATCGGCCAAACTGATCTCGTTAAAGGGCATAAATTTGGTTCCGTCTTTGACTTCGCCAATCTCCGGGAGCTCTACTTCCCCGACACGATAACCGTAGGACACTACTGTGTCACTGGCTCCCTCCAAAAAGGGAGAGATTTCGTACTCGCGTTAGTGCGCTTATAGATCGCATATGCAAGAAACACTGTATTTGCAACAACGTTTTCTCCATACATAAAATCAAACCGATCTAAATTAACTGTGCAGATATTGCGTGCGGCATATTGCAACCGGTCGCTCGCTAACTGCTCTGTCAATGTCGGCATCGTGTTTGAAAAAGTGTTCAATTGAGACAACAATTCGACGCTGACAAGCACACGTTTTTCCCTACTGATAAACCAGTACAAGAACACCCAGTCAGGAACGACATAAGTGTAGTACAAGACACACAAGCAACACCTCTCAGAATGATTGTAGGTGTAATAAGCTAATAACGGGTCTGTATGAAGTAATTTGCCTTTTGCAAGCAAATCAGGACGGACGTCTTTAGTGACATCATCATACGGTACAGAGGAAGGTCGTGCTACACGCTTGTAGCAGTGAACCTCATCAAACCTCACACGCGGGATCAAGAGAACAATGATCAAGGGTATGAGAATTTGGATTGCGGACTTTATAAAGAACACACAACACAAGAACAGGATACCTATTGGGTCATCCTTAATGGCGTTGCAGCTCCGTTCGTAATAGGAAACTTCACACTCGCGAATAAGCACATCCAAATCACGCCAGTCGTTCGTATGATCGAATAGCGGATTGGGAACTAACGGCACGATGGCTGTTGAGTTCTCAGTAGGGATGCAGTGCATGGGTTCAACAAGGACCCAGCATGAAAATGCAAGAGTGTTGAAGTCAAACATGAACCACCAAAACAAAACAAAAATGAGACACTTCAAGACAGTAATACCAGTCGTGAATGGACGAGACTTTACTGTCCACTCTATAACATGACTGTCTTTCTTGGCACGTGTTGTGTCATCCCATAATTGCGTTTTAGGCGGCTTAGGTTCCTCATCAGCCTTAGGTGGCTGGACAACATTGGGTGGAGGCGGGGGCTCTTGGGCCTTCTCCCCTGGTTGAATTTGTTCATGGCTGAACTTACAAGCGTCGCCATAGCGACATTTGCCTTCCTTCAGGAAGAACTTACATGGTTTATCCTTAAGAACTTCATTCTTAACATCCTTGAGTGATGCTAATTGTGTAGTTAAATCTTTAAAGGCATTCATAAGTTGGTCTCCCGTCTTATGAGCTTTCTTTCCAGCCGCGCGCTTAACCTTAATTCTCTTGGTTGAGTGCTCATCGTCGCTTGAATCAGCTTCGGCATCAGATGATTGCGATCCGTCGATCTCAATTTTCTGGGCAGCCTTTTTCTTAGACTGCACCTTGTCAGGTTTCTTCTTACCTGACTTGGATTTC